AGCAGCATCCTCTTTTATTTGATCATTTTCTTTATCTACTGCATCAACTCTTGACTCATAATCTGCTTTAATGAAATCAACAATACCTGTTAATACATTATTTATTTCTCCGATCTCAGCCTTTTCTTTCTGATGATTCGTTTTGTGTAATTTTTGTATTGTAATTAATTTTGTTATCTTCTCTGTCTGGACTTTATTTTCTTCCTCTAATTTAAGTCCTGAATCTAATGCATAAAATGCAGGAGAAAGTTTCGCTGGAGTTATCTTTGCTTTTTTAGATGCTTTTAATTTATCAAATTTTTTCTTAAGTTTTTGATATTCTCTTAGATTAATATCTGCCTCTACCTCTGCAAGTGTCTGAAATTTCTTAGGTCTTCCTCTTCCTTTTTTTGGTGCAGCATCATCTCCCAACACCTCTTTCATAGGTGTTTTATTAACGTCATTTATTTTTGGTAATGCTTTTGCCACTATGATTTACGTTGTTGTGCTTTTAAGTTCTCTTCTTCAATATACTGTTTTAAGAGAGTTACATAGACATCTCGTTCCCAAGGCATCATATTTTCTATCTCCGTCAAAGAGTATTTATGATGCTGCATCAAGGCAAAGTTAACTTTATAGTATGACTCCAGACTCATGTGGGCCATACCTAGCTGAAAAAACTTGCCAGTCCCTCCAATACAACTTCAGATTCAACACCAGTTTGAGGATTTGTGACCTTTAATTTATGACTTAATTTAGGCATAGTTCTAAAGAACTCTTCAACCTCTTGGAATTGTTTAGTGTTGAGTTGATCAATAAAATCATCAAGTTCCTCTTTAGTGCTTTCAGATGCATCCCAACTCTCCTCCTCATCATAAATCATATCAATGCATGAAGATAGCATGGACATCGCTGCTGATACTGACTCATTTGGTGCTGCCATTTCAAAATCAAAATTATTTTCAACAAATTGATCTAAGGATGGGTATTTCAATTTCATTGAATACTTATCATCAAGTTGGACGATTAACTTGTGATTTTTATCCTTCACAACTTTAATGTCATCAATATTAATGGATGTCTCAACTTTAGTTTTACCATCATCAGGACAAGTGACGTTCACTTCGACTGTCTCTCCAACTGACTTTGATCTAACATTTAAGAAAAGATATTCAATATCAAATGTTGGTAACTTAGTTACATCAACATTCTTAGTAATTAAACAGTCACCAATAATTTGGATGATTGCATCAGTAATTTGTTTCTGATCTTCAGACTCCAAAGCAAGGACGAGTATTTTTTCTTCACGAACTAAGAAAGGACGGTATTTAACTTTTTTTCTATTAGAAGGAAGAGTCAACTCATAAGTTGGAGTATTAATCTTGGGTAAAGGCATAATATTTCATTCAGTGTTTTATTTATATCACATTATAACATTTTTTAATATTTTGTCAATACGTTAGTGAGATAGGTTTCGGAGTATTCAGTTGAATTGGTCTTCTCAGATTTTTTAGGTTCTTTTCTAAATGAATTAAATATGTCAAATCCAGTAGAAAGAATACTACGTTGTCTTCTCTTACGATTAACCACATATCTATCATAATTAAAACTCACCGATACTTTTAATATATCTGCACTACCATAAGTAACTGGAATTGGTGTTATTGACTTTGGAAATGCGTTTATGAACTGATAGGATAACGCACGATCAAGATTTTTTTCAAATTTTGATATGTAGATGGATGATACTTTGTAAGTATCTGGATATCTCATCCTACGATAATAAGGTTTTTGTAAATCACCAACTTCACCTTCGGCACCACTACTTATATAATCCATCCAACCTTCAAATATTCTCAATAATGTGTAGTCTTGATCAACATAAAAAGAAAAATCAATGTCAGTGTACAATCTTGAATGAGCAAACTCTTGAGGCACACCCATGAAATTATCTTTTACTTCAGCAGTTGCTAGGGCACTCGCAGGTAAAGATGCATCAAAACATAAAATACCCATTTCACGAGATATAAAATCATCTGCGTTGAGTATCCCCACATTATTTCGGAGATAGTTTTGAACGCTTGAATTAAATCCAGCGAAGTGAACTTGATATTGATTATTTAACGATAACTTACCAAATTTGACTTTGGCATCAGTCATGGTTATTTTTGATACTAATGACACACTAAATACCTTTATGACTTTGTTTTTATATATTTATGTCATATAAAGGGAGATACCAACCATCATACCCGCGAAAGTACAAAGGAAACCCATCAAACATCATTTATCGGTCACTTTGGGAACGAAAGTTCATGGTTTACTGCGATTTGAATGAAAATATTCTTGAATGGGGTAGTGAAGAGATTGCGATACCCTATCGCTCTCCGATTGATAATCGTGTACATAGATATTTTCCAGACTTCTATGTCAAACTCAAAGAGACAACTGGAAAAATCAAAAAATATATAATTGAAGTAAAACCTAAAAAACAACTTAAACCTCCAAAGAAACCGAAAAGACAAACAAAGAGTTATCTTTACGAAACATATGAGTATGCTCGTAATCAAGCAAAATGGAAAGCAGCAAGTGAATACTGTAAAGATCGTTTGTATGAATTTAAGGTAATGACGGAGGATGAACTCGGAGTCAAATGAATCGTATTAGTCCAGTATTAGACCGACTCATAGGTATCGAAGA